GGTGGTGGTCATGGTGATGGTGATGGTGATGGTGATGGTAGTGGTGATGGTGGTGGTAATGGTAATGGTAATGGTAATGTTGTAGATGAACAATGTGAAGTAAAGTTAAGTGCCTCGCGTGTTATATTTACTGAACAGTCATTATTTGTTGTAAAAAACGCATCTACACTATAAATAAAATGAATGTAAAGTATTATATTTTTAAACTTCATTATTTACAAACACAATTATTTTTTTAATGAAATAATAATATTCTTATACGCTCAATTAGATAAAAAAATAACATTTCAAGGAAGAAAAATTCTTTCACCATAAATGTGTCAATTTCATGATATCCTCTTTTTTCATAATATTCTTTAACACCTTCACCACTTATAACTGCTATAGCACTCAAACCATTTTTTTTTGTAATTCTTTCAGATATTTTTAAAAGATTTGTACCAATGCCATTATGTTGACAGCCACGTTTCTTTTTTGTTCCAACACGTGTTGTATTTGAATAAACATGAAGTTCTCTAATCAATCCTTTGTTTTTAAGTACTTTAAATTCTTGAAGGTTGCATTTATCTACAATCCTCAATCTTATAAATCCAAGTATGACCTTTTTATCAAAGCTTTCATAAGTTATAAAATAATCGTCTCCATTATTCGCTCGATTATAATAAACATTATATTGTGCAGGTAGATCATAATATGAACTATGTCTTCCAATTTCCCTTGATCTAATATCATTACTAGAAACTCCTTCTGATAAAAGTTCATTGTCTAATTGTTCTCTTAAATTTGCATCTGTACCACCATTACAAACGTAAGATGATGGAATGTCTCTCATAACCCTAGGAAGACGAATATAATTGGGACATTTCTCCATGGAATACCGTACCACTTCCTTGAGTGCTTTGGGATTTGTCTCATTATACGGAACGTATTTCCCTTCATCGTACCACTTTTTTGTTATTGTCCATGGAACGATTTGGTGAGGATATACCTTCATTTGATCAGGACAAACCACAGAATACACATAATCAAACATTTTTATATCAATTTCTGGTGTTGAACCTGGTAAATCCGGCATAATATGAATGTCTAATTTGAAACAATTGTCTTTTAAATACTGTATAGCCCAAAGTGCTTCTTCAATAGTATGTCCTCTATTTATTTTTTTCAATATACTATTATCAACATGTTGCATACCCAATTGTACTCTTGTGATTCCCCACTTTCTAAAACGATGTAGCCATTGACTGTCAATCGCATCAGGACGTGTTTCTATACATATTCCTATTATATGTGCATGTGCAGTTTTGTTTATTGTTATTTCCTCTTCTATGCTTAATGGTTCTCTTAACTCGGTTAATAAAGAAATATCGAGATCCTCTTGTGTTTTGTCATACTTTGGATATAATCTTCTCAAATCAAAATATATATTCGCCGCATAAAATATATCTCTGTGATATCGTTCCAAATATTCTACAGGATATTCTGTAAATGTTCCACCTTCTACAATAATTTCCAACTTGTCTACTATCAATCCATTTGAATAATACGTATCCATACGATTTATCATTTGATTCAAAGCTTTAAAATCATGCTGATTTGCTCTTCTAACAGCTGGTTCGTTATAAAGATAACTTCTTGGTTGGGCTTGCCAATTATTTTCTTCATGTGCAGGTTCATTTGGACAATAATAACAATTGTGTTTGCAACTAAACTTTTGGCCGTCTGGAAATGGAGCAGTGATTACCGTAATTATGGTAACACCCGATAAATTTCTAGTTGGTTTTTTTCTGAGTAAATGTCTCAATAGTTCATAATATTCAGAATTTTCAAAATCACAGGGTGTTGATAAATTTACCAAAACATTGAGTAGTATTGACTTGCGTATACCGGTTAGTTTTGATTTTCTCATTTGATTATTCAACTCAAAATTAAAGCGTTTTGTAAGTTCATTGTCGTTACTCAATGATGTCATTTGATCATGAGTTTTTATCCACTGTAACATGTGACTAAAAATATTGTAACATGTCTGCAAATTATATTTAGAGTGGTCCACATTATTATAATCACCTTTACGTGTTCTATTCTTGTTATCAATATATTCTTCTATATCGGCGAGCACCATCGTCGTGAAGAAAAAGCAGCTTCCAAACTAATGTTTGGTTCTAATGTTTGATTCGGTGAACAATAAATTAAACATCAGTTTTTTCAAAAAATACATTTGAAGATTGTAAATGAATAATTCAACTCTAGAAACTAGGAAGATACTAATGCTTGATAAATTAATGAAGAAAAAAACAAATCAACTACAAAAATTAAGAAAACAATTGAAATACTGGAAAAAACAAAAGTATTCTACTTTTATGGTAAATGATACTATAAATAACATTAAAAAATGTAATATTGTTATTAAAAAAATAAACAAACTTAGATTTGATATATTGGTATAAAGTCTTTACATATGTAGATTTAATCGCATATGTTGTCGTCGGGTATGCACAAAGAACCAACCCATAAACATGGATAATAATCATAGTCCGATAACGTACCAATTTGGCAAAGTATTTCATTATCATGGTAACATACGACGCGAGAGGTACAATCATCCATATTGTTGTAATCGCCGCAACTAGACCCAGGCTCATATTGTAAACCATTGCAAGATGATGGTACTGGTGGAGGTGGTTGTGGTGGTGGAGGTGGTGAAGGAGGTGAAGGTGATGATGGTGGTGAGGGTGGTGGTGGTAAAGGTGGTACGTAATTAAATTCACACAAACACGTTTCCCAAGAAAGTGAACACCCAGCACTCGTATTTCTATATTCAATATATACATTTCCTGTATTATGTGTGTATTTTACGCAAATACCTTGTTCATTTTCTGACACAAAATTCCTAAACAATGCATTTCTAAAATTATCATATTTTGTTAAAGAATACCAATGATTATAACAAGATGAATATTGTACATTTTGCAGCAGGGCATTATCTTCTATGCATGAATATAAAAGTGATGTATTATAGCAAATCAAACGTTGTAAATTATAATCAATTGTAGCATTTGTGTGTACAAATGCCGTTGATGAAGCTGTTTCTGTTGTAACACATAAACCATCTGTTTGTGAATTTGTTCCGGTATAATTATATGTATTTCCATAAACACTTATATGAAACCTTTTACAATCTTCGTATGTAATATACTGGGTGATAGCATCTATCAAAGAACATTCCATAGATAAACCACCTATATTTTGTATAATAGAAGATGTTGGTGGTGGAGATGAAGGTGGATGTAATGGAGATGGTACAACTCTCGGCCATGATGAACAATCAGTGCAGTCGTACCCTAAACGTGTGTATTGAAGTGATCCATAACCACCATCTTGACAAATACCATCACCCGAACAACTTATCAAGTCACCATTAATATTATAATAATAACATTTATCTTGACATATTGGATCAACTATATGGATATAGCTTCTACTACCACAATCAGAACAATCCGTTCCATAAATACATGGTCCACTCTCATCTTCACATATACCATTATTATGTCTTATATTAATATTTACACCGTCTTCGTTGAATATTATGCAATTATCAGAACATAAAGAAGGTGGAGGATTTGATGGACTCGTAGGTGGGAAATTCTCAACATCATTAATATAATTCATAAAACAAGGTGGACAGTTCATATTTTCTCCATAAGGAATACAATGACTGCATCCATTTTCAGAAAATCTCTCTTCCACACTATTCACACAATTCAATGATGGATCTGTTACTGGTGTACCATCAGAAAGACATCTTCTGTCATGTATATAAAATCTTCCCATTGAAACATTAGTCCATAATAAACAATTATTGTAATTATTATTGGTATCGTTACAAAAATCTATAAGCAATGGAGGTGGAGAAATCGGAATCGGTGGTGGCGATGGAGGTGAAGGAGATAATGGTGGTAATGGTGGAGGTGGAATCGATGGTGGTTGTGGAGGAGGAAATGGTGGTAAAAATGGCAATGGGGATGGTGAAAATGGTGATGGAGGCGGTGACAATGGAAAAGGTGGTGTTGGATCAGGAGACACGGGAAAAGGTGGTAATGATGGTGGTCTATTCGGTGATGGAATATATGGTGGATTAGGGGGAGGAAATGGTGAAGATACATATAGTAAAACTTGCTGAAGTCTTAAATATATTTTACGAATCACAGTATACTCAATCAATGAAGAAAATTCAGACAACTCAATTGCAGATAATCTATCATAAATATTTTGCGAATCTGTTTGTGAATTAGGTAAATTTGTATTCCAATACATTCGATACTGTACAATAAATTCCGTATCATATTGAACAGATAATGAAAGAACATTAGAACATCCAGAGCAAATATTTGCAAGATTCTCATCAATAATTAAATCAATATTCCTTCTATCTGATGTATTTACTGTCATTGCAAAACTTCCTTCCAATTGCCAAAATAAACCTGTTCCCGGAGCCAATGATTGTGTATTATTTTGTACAGGTGTAGTAGAAACATTGTGAAAAATCGTAAAATATATAACAGTCCATGTAATACCAATAGTTGATAAAAATACGGTAAGTGTTCTTATCAAATTTCCCGTTTTCTTAAATTTTCCAGTATCTATAGATTGATATAATGGTTCTTTATTCTTGTTATTCTTGATACCTACTTTTGAAATATTGTTTGAACGATCCTCAACATCTAGATCTTTATTATTTAGTTCAGTCTCTTTGGAAACTTCTGAGGTTTCTGATTTTGAGTTGTTTTTACTTGCAGATCTTTCAATTTTGCTTTTCATTTCAATACCCCAAAAATTCTTTTCACTCTTATCATTCTTTTTAGATTCTGTAAATACTATTTTTTTAGAAGGTTTTTTTAAAACTATTTTTTCAGATTTAAATTCTATACTCATATCTTTATACAATAATTTTAAAAATTTTTCTCCATCTTAGGTACATTTTTCTTCTTTGTTATGGTTTCAAACATTGTAATTAATAATATTTAAAATTAATGACCTTTTAGAGTCTTAGAGCCTTAGAGTCTTAGAGTCTCAAAGTTCATGATCACGAAAAAATCATCACACTACTACAACAGATGCATTTGATATCGAACACTTTCATCCAGTGACGTAATTTTTATTTATTCTAATAACATTTACGAAATATTTATTACCATCAATCTATAAATTATAGGATCAGACTCTCATTACAGACAAACAAGGTCTTGCAAGAATGGATGACGATGCCTACACATTTCAACTGTTGGATGTCCGAATAGAAGATACGAGGCCAAAATCTCTAGAATATAGTGATACATTCGATATTTTAGGCGAAGCGTTTACAGATGCACTTAATGCATCAAAGTATTCAAATGAAGAAAAAAAATGTATGGTATATATATTTGGAAGAACAGATACTTCACAATCGATATGCATTCAAGTACATGGTTTTAGACCATATCTTTTCTTCAGAAAGAATGACTTTGAAAATGTAAATGTTTTGATAAATGAAATCGTAGATGATGTTAATATGAATGAATCTAACAAATTTAATCATATTAAATCAAGTAGCTTAAATGTTACATCAGAAACAGTAAAACATGCATATGGATTCGAACCAAATGAAGACAATACAGACAGAAGGTCATTCGAGTATTATAAAGTATCTTTTAATACAAAAAGAGCATGGAGTATAATTGCAAGAAAAGACAATAATAGTAACGTATCACGTAAAGCGCATGAGAAAAATGTAGAATGTATTACACGTTTCTTCAATGAAGCAGATATAATTCCACAATGGGTTCATGTAATCGGTGAAAAGATATATGAAAAAGTAAGTACATGCCATCATGAAATCGAATGTAATATGGAAAACTTGAAAAAAATAGAAAAGCAAGGATTCGCTAAAATAAGAGTAGGATATTGGGATATTGAGACATATGGATTAGAGCACAGTTTTCCAATATGTACAATCGGTTTGACTGTAAAAACATATGGAAGTAGCAGAAAACGTATGGTTTTACAAGTTGGAAAAACAAGTGAAATCGAAGGAGTACATGTTATTTCATGTTTGAATGAAAAAGAATTATTGATAAAGTTTAGAGATTTAATAGTTGAAGAGGACCTAGATGGTTTGGTGACATACAATGGAACGAATTTCGATGAAGAATTCGTAATCGCACGAGCAAATATTCTTAAAGCTGAAAATTTCTTTTATTGCTCTCGATTTGCATTTAGAAAATGTTTTAGAAAAACAATACCATTATCTTCTGCTGGAATGGGGGATAATGAACTTACAATATTTGACACACCTGGTATTTGTCATTTTGATTGGTATATAAAATTTAAAATTGAGGACAAAGAACCTTCTTACAAACTAAACTTCTATGGTGAAAAATATTGTGGTGCTGGAAAAGAAAATGTAAAATACTGGGAAATTCCAGGACTAGCAAATGGTTCTCCAGAAGAACGTGCACGTCTTGCAAAATATTGTGGAGTGGATTGTGATCTTCTTGATGATTTGGAGGGAAAAAGAAATATATTTTCAGACTTGTTCAACTTGAGTGCAGTATGTTTGATACTACCACAATGGGTTTACTTTAAAGGACAACAAGTTAGATATATTTCACAACTATTGTGTAAAGCAAGAAAAAAGAATATGATATTAAATGTCCCAGAAATGGGTTGGAGTGGAAATGCAACAAGTCAGTACGAAGGCGCTATTGTATTCGATCCAATTGTTGGA